GCGACGTAGAACACCGCGCCAGCGAATGCGCCAAACACCACTCCGTAATCTATGCCGGTTGCCAGGCCGAACATGCTGGCCCCCATCAGACCACCAGCTGCTACCGTAGTACCAGAAACAGGATCGGACATTTAGCCCCCTCTTATTACTGTGAGTCCTCTCAGAACGAGGGGAAACAATAAAGGCCGCCTGTAGGCAGCCTTTAGAAATTTATAAGTTTATTTAGTCAGGTATCTGTACTTCAACAGCTAATCCCGGCGGTAATTGGACTTTAGTTGGCTTTAAATCTTTCCAGAAAATCCTGACTTCTTCCTGCCATGAATCCTTCCATGATTTCAAAAAGCAATTTCTTTTATGCCCTTTGGTGTATTCGCAGACCCCTAAAGCCCCTATCGATCCTAATTGCTTATTTAACTCAGCCTGCAATTTCGAAATATCATGTATTTTCACACAATATTTTCTTTCAAACTTATTAGCAATTTTTCGCTTAAGAGATTTTGATGCACATATAACAATGCCCGTTTCAGAGAGCCTCACAATTTTTTCGCTTTTCATGTAGCCTAGCGTATCAGACCAGCAATCTGTGATATTTATAATTGTATTACTTACGTCAAACCCCAAGGCACTTTGTGGAATAGTTGAATTATCAACTATCCCTTCATCAGGAGTGAGGTTCCCACCCCTATTGGCTTCTTCACATAAGTATTTTTGAACTGAAGCTATCGGTATCGATCCGCCGTTTACCCAAGTGTTAACGTATTCTGGTAATTCCAAGTAAACATAAGCTTTCATGGTGCTTCCCTCAAACAGCTCGAAAAGTGCACCAGAATTATCTAACAAAAAGCCCCGCATAAGCGAGGCCTTTCTAACCATGGACATATAAAGCCCATCGTTAGAGAGAAATTAACACAGATTCCGGAAAAGTAAATAGCTCACGATAAAATCGATCGCTATTTTTATTGCTTCATCGAGTAATAGCCCGAAGCTGTGACTCTGCCCACGCCTCTTCAATATCGAATTTCGTGATTAACTGGTCGTAAAAACGTTTAACCGATTTTTCCCAGGTGGCGACGGAGATGGCGTCGGTAATCAGGCATACAGCCGCATATGCCTCAGTCGAGGGGATACGCTCATATCCACGTCCGCCGCAGCGCTTACAGTCGGCCAGCACAGGCACGCCCTGCTTCTCGGTTAGGTCCTGATTCACCGCCTTTCCTCGCCCATGGCAATCACTGCATGCTGCGCTGATGGTGCCGGCTCCATTGCACTTTTTGCAGAGCACCTTCACGGTCTCTTTGACCTTGACCATCCCGGCCACGGTCATCTTGCCTTCCGGCCTGCGATATTTATTGGTGAAAACGTCAGCCTCAATGAACCCCTGCCCCGCGCAGCAATCACACGCCTTCACGCTGGCTGCGCTGCGCGAATAGTCTTCAAAGGCGAACGCGGCCAGCTGGCGCATCACCAGTGGCTTAACTCCGGCTTCCAGCTTGCGCAGCGCGGCGACCTTATCGCATTTACTCAGCGCGTATTCGGCCAGCAGCGCGATCGCCCTATCCCGGTCGTTCTGGCTGATGCCCATCTTTCCGAGGAAGGCACTGTATCCCATGGCGGCGCGTTCCTGGGTCATGCCCATGGCAGCCATAACATCAGTCCCGGTCAGCGCATCTGATGCAGTGGCGCGCGGGGAGTCGCTGATCATCGTGGATTTTGCGAAGTGGTATTTCACGGTGTTTTCGAGGTTCATGCTGCTGCTCCTGCCATCTGGTAAATGCGAATAAAGTTGCGAAGAATTCGGTAGTCCACCAGCACCGTACCCGGGCGGCGATAAATGCGGAGGCGCAGCCAGCGCATGCGAAGCGATTCGATCAGTTCTGGTTTCATGCTGGCTCCAGCTCGGTTATTGTCAGTTCCAGTTTGCCGCCCTTGACGATCGGCATCCGTTTTACGCGGTAATCGTCAACCTGCTGGTCGTCCTGCCAGAATCCAGCTTTGGTCAGCGCGTCGAATGCAGCCTTCTGCAGGTTGGCCA